CATAATGCGGAAAGATTATTTTGATCTTCGTTAATGATTTCCGGATTCATTAGTTGACCTTGTGTTGCTATATTTTATGATTGTTATTTATATTTAATTCTTACGATTTTTGCGATTTCTGCGATCGTCTTCAACTAAAGTAAGTTCATCGCCTTTAATCGCTTGTTTAAACTCTTCAATATTTAATTGATAGATGTTTTTGGGAAGCCCGGATTTTAAGTAAACGCGATAACAGGATCTTGGGAAATTTTTCTCTCTTAAACGATTAAAGAATTTGTTACGTTTAATATTAGAATCTAACAATAAAGTTTCCTGATCTTTTAAGAACTTGTTCAACAACTTGAGCAACTTCTTCTTCCCAATTTTATCCAACCAGTTAATATTGAAGCAAAGATATCGAGATTTCGAACTTCTTAGAACCAACGCCGTTGGCGTCTTATCCCAACGTTTTGCGGTTTGCGCTTGATATCCGTCAATGCGACAAATCATTCCGGTGGCCATTTTGGTAACTTTCTTCAATTTTTCGTCTCCCGGCGAATATTATGAGTCAATGCGTCAAAAAGATCGTTAGCATCTAATTTGAAAATTCTTGGCTTCGCCAAAGCTTTGCGATGATAAAGTCGATAAGCTTTCTTAGTAAATCTAAATCTTCTGATAGCTCGGATTATCGGGATCATCTCTAATCTGGATTTATTTTGAATATCTTTACTTATAAGAAAGTTCATCAATTTCGTTTTTTCGTATCGACTCAACCAGTTTACGTTTATGCCAAACACGTGATGTTTATTCGAACGGATAACAATCACAACCGGGTTAAAATCGTAGGTCTTCGGAGTAAGCGCGATGTACTCCGTAAAGATGAAATTTCCTGGAAGAAACGCAGTAGTAGCGGTAACCGCTTTCTTTGTGCGCTTCCAAGTTCTTACTAATTCCTTACCCGCGGAGGCGCTTGGAACGAACGCTTTGATAATAGTATCCGCTAGAGACATTAACCAAAGCTCCCAAACACATCATCGATTTTAGTCTTGGAAGTCTTCTCTTTTAGAGGATTTTCCGACACTACTAGTTGTTCCTCTTGTACAAAATCTTTAATATCCTCAGCGTGCGAGTTTTGTTGACCAAAAAATTGATCAATACCTTCCAAAGTTTTGATTGTAGGGGCTTCAATCCTAGAATCATTTTGGTGAACTAAATCTACCGCAGAGCGGTCAAACGAGTAAGATTTTAAACTTAATTGATAGCAAGATGGAGTATTAGAATAAACAAACTTGTTATTAACTCCAGGAACATGCAATTGACAATCCGTAATTTCCATCAATTTTCCGTTAGGGAAGACCAACAAATTCGAAATGATCTCTTTCGGGTGAATGTTACCGTTTTGATCTTTTAGTGGTTCCAAAGATTTCAAACTGACGAAAACTTGCAAGGTATCGTCATTGATCATACCAAAATTGTTAAACGCGAATTGTAATCCGTTTGGATATTCTTCGTTGTCCGAGATTAATACAAAGAATTCCAAAGCATCACGATAAAGATCGGTTTTGAGAGTTTTAAAATCACCAAAAACGCGATTCGCTAGTAGACTAGCTTCAGCGATTTCGTGAGCATTCGACTCCCAAGAATCCATCAGTTTCTCAGTTACTAGGAATCGCACTGGAGTACCATATAGACGAATCAACTCGTCGATTAATCCAGTATTTAGACTATAGTCTGGTTTTTGGTGAAAATTAAAATTCATATGATCTATTAACTAACTTTGATGTTACGAATGATCGGTTTGCGTTTATGGCAAGGATTGACAATAATAACTGATCTATTATAAACCCAATAGCTTAAGTCGCCAGTTTCAGAATCAATCGCTTTTTGGACTTCGTCCGCATATTCGAAAATACTGAGACCCGCGCGAGACATAGCCGCGTCTCCGGTAGGGAATACGTAAATTCGATCTAAGCGATCATCGCACATATAATGCAAGCGACCCATTTGAGCTTTTAAACGCATCATTGGATAAGCGATATCATAAGGACCAACTACACTAAAGTGTACATTTCCTAATTGATAATCTTTCTCAATCTCTGCGATTACACGCATTACTTGATCTTGGATGAATTCGTAAACGTCTTCTTGCGTAGTGTTTACCACATTTGGAATAGTGGCATTTGTTGGTACCCCAGAGACTTCCGGTGATTGAAGAACTTTAACTAACTCATCGCGTTGTTGGGAGTTCTTTTGGAATAGCACCCAACCGTGTAATGTTGCACTAAACGCCTCCGGCGTATACATGCGAACTAGATCTTCCACTGCGTTTGAAGTGAATCGCATATTCTTACGAGTATTGCTAATATCATACATGTCTACTGGGCTTGATAAAAATTCAATTTTACCAGTAGGATTGTAAGTATCAAAATATGGTTCAACCCATTGACTTGTAGGGCCTTTAGTCTTCACTACAGGCATAACTTCCGCAACGGCGGATTTTGGCAAAGTTTTGATGGCGCTAGCAATCAGGTTATCTGTTGTTTCGCCATCTAATTGACTTAATACGGCGTTTGCACCGTTTTGGTAAGTTTCCATTTTATTTCCTTTAAGTTAAAATCTTTATGTTACTTCGCTGGAGCGCTAAATTGATGAATTTGACCAGCTTCTTTCCATTCTTTCCAACCACCGTAGAACTGGCGAGCGCCTTGATCGTAGATTTCCACGTCGTTAGCCACGAAAGCTACAGTAAACTCGATAATTTGATTCTCATTGGTATTTGAAAAATTCAGTTGACTGACGTTTTCAATACTACATCGTTTCAAGGACATCAAAGGTTTCGATCTCCAGGAGTCTCGCTCTAATCCCGTAGTATCATTATGATATCGGTCACCGTAATCGCTGTCTTTCGAAATAAACACGTTGAATGTGTAGTCATCAAAGTAGCGATAAGCCTGTTCGCGGAATTGCGCGGTGAACATCTTGAAAAACTCAAGCTGGTTGCTATCGTAGAACGTGATGCTAAACTTATACTGATCTGGTAAACCGTAGTTATGAGCCCAGCGATTACCTACCCAAGAGGTAAGTTGTTGCGCTCCAATTTGTGGTAATTGAAGATCTTTAATATGCAAGCTTAGGCGTTCATTATCTTTTGGTGACCAAGCTAGAATGTTACCAGTACCTTTCGCTTCATTATCATAATACAAAGTATCCGCGGGAGCGTTTGGGTTGTTGAGCATTTTATAGTTCCAAGCAAAATAAACCTCGAAACTATTAGCTCTGTCCCAGGGAGTTTGGTAAGCAACCTGCAGCGCGTCAGTAAATTTCATTCAGATGTATTCTCCTTAATATTATACAAATATTTATAATAAACGTTATCTAAACACTCGAACTTTAGGATCTAACGTTTTATCCGCTAATGGGAGGAATTCACTGTAAGTGAAAGTAACCGGATATGTCACTAGTTCGTTTTGCTTATCATCTCCATAATCTACCGCGCCGATATCGCTGACGAAAGCATTTTGCATGACGTAACCCATAACTTTGTTACCGGTTTGATCTAATTGGTAAACGCGAATATCTGTTTGATAGTTTGGAAGACTCGCGGCATATTCCGGTCTTAACAACGCGGTCTTAACATCTTCGAAAACATTTCCTAGACTGAAAGGGGCGCGATCTTCGCGTTCAAACAAATCCGTTTGCAAAGTCAATAATCGGGCTTGTGGGTTACCCATATCTCGGTAAACGTTCAATGCAGTATGCTGTAAACGGCTATCATCAATTTCGCGGAACCATCTATCCAGATTTTTACGAAGTAAAAGCGCACTATCATCTTCGAAGGTTAAAGTCCAGGTATCGTTAAAGTTTGTTTCACCACGAAGATTGTATTTTCGACCAAATCTCCACATGCTTGAGGTATGCATGCTGCGTTGTGGAAAACTGGTCGCTTTACAAAGAATGTTCCATTTCCAAGGATGCTCACCGCCATGTAAAGGGATAGTAAACTCTAATAAGAATTTGTTTGTACGAACGCCAGCTCCTCGGTTTAATTGCTCCCGCAAATCTCTCCAAGTAGTGTGGATAGCTTCTGGGTTAACCATCGTCTCTTCATCACCGTTAGCTTCCGGAGAAATAATAGGATGCTTATCGTATACGGATCTTCCCGTATACGGGGTCATTCCAAGTTGTTCGCGAGGTCCACGATACGTTGGATAATCGTACAAGACGGCAGGTCCTGGGGGAACTT